AGCTAGGCATGCTGAACAAAATGGGAACAGTCGGTTCTGCACTAACACGGGTTGGGTCTGCTTTTGGTATTAAAGATCCAACAAAAGGCGAAGGCTCCCCAGAGCAAAGGCTTGCAAAATTTTTCGGCGAGCTAGAAAGTAACTGCAACTGTGATAAAGCAACTATCATGAAGCTAATTAAAAAAGCAGAACAAGCAGGCGATATGAAAGCTAATGTTCCAGATCCTGAGCCACAAGACGAACCAGAAGATGATTTTGATGGACCAAGTGATGACGAGATTGCACGTCAGGCAGATGCAAGAGCAGCGAAGCGTAAGTAATGACTGAAAAGTATACCGCAGCACAGTGGGCAGAGATTGAAGGCGGACATGAAGTTACGCCTACTAAAGAAGAACCTTATTCTTTCTTGAGAGACCTGCACGAGTCACGCATGACCAAAGATAACGGCAATGCCAAGAAGCTGACTTATACTGACTGTGGTGAAAGAATGTACTTGACACTGTTGGCACTGGAAACAATGCGACAGTATCCAGACTTCAAAGCATATGTACAACGCTACTGCAAAAAGACAGCAGGGTTTGAGCTATACAAAATGTATCGCATCATGGGTACTGACCTCTACAACTTTATCTACTTCCTTGTAGGGGACGGCAGCGCACAAGACAAACTTAAAGATCCTGAAGCAGCAAAGCGTCTAAGATCAACAACAAAGCTACCAACAGCAGCTATTAATAGATATATTAATGCAGTTGCACAAGGCAAGGAACCTTCGCAAGTCAACAGTATGTTAATGGCAGTTGAAAGTGCTATCAACGTAACCAATAGCGATTACAAAGCAATACGCAGAAACTTAACTAACTTTGCACGTCTAACTAAAGCAGAGAAGCGTTTAGTATCAACACGTTTAATATTTGCGGTTCGCGCTAAACTGCGCAGCTCAGATATTATTGAAGACTTTGAAAAGTTTGCAGCAGTTAAGAACCTAGAAAAAGCAAGTGTAATAGATCCAGAACCAACTGTATCAACACCCGACATTGCAACAAAACCTAGTGACCTTGCAATGTACAGGTATTTAGTAGGCGACAAGAACCTAGCACTGACCAAGAAGTTCTTAGAGCAAGCTAAGGATGGCAAAGCAGCAAGTGCTATGATGGTGCAGGCATACTTGCCAGCTATTGAAATGATAGATGATATTGTACAAGCTGGCCCTGCTTATGTACAACAGCTAAGAGCGGTACATAAAAGAGCCAAAAGAAGCTAATTAAACACAAAAATATCATAAAATGATAAATAATATTATACAAAACGCAAGAGAAATGCGTTTTGCCATTAGATCATAGGAGAATATAAAATGGCTACAGTAGCAAGAAAAGCAAACACACTTATCGTAAAAGATACACTATTCGCAACAGCACAAGTAGGCGGTTGGAAAATCGCACTAGATGCAGCACTAACAGAAGATACAGCATCAGCTGGTATTGTAACACCTGGTACAGCTCGCGCACTAGCAGAAGAGCTAGGTTCAACAGCAATGTTGTTTGAAGTTACAACTAACAAGAAAGATATCATCATCATTGGTGATTCACATGCACTAGACGCAGCAACACTTAAAGCTCGTGCTGAGCAAGTGACTGGTGCAACTGCAACAGTAACAGCACTAACATCGCTAGTTGGCGTAACTGCAACTTCATAAGATTCCTTACTACCTTAGGAACCGTGATTGCTTACACAGGCGTCACACTAAAGAGTCACTTTTTAAGTGGCTCTTTTTTTATGGCTTAAATACTGTATGAGATTTACATTGCATACACTAGTTGATATTACTGAGACAGGAGCACGCCGCGGCGAAGATCCTGTAAAATATCGTCAACAACAAAACTTTCTTACAATTATGCAAACAATAGGATTAAGAGTAAATCCAACGTATGTTAAAGCACCTGAAGTTGTTAAAGAAGTGCCTAGTAAACTAGGACTAGGAACATCCTACAAGAACAAACAAAAAGTGTGGGCTTATACATTTGATATAGAATATGAAGGCGCATTAGACATTGAAACACTAGTAAATGACTTTGATCTAATACCAGTTATTACAGGATTAGAAGAAACTGTAAAGTTTAATAATGCGCAATTTATTACCAATAATAGTAGTATATGTAACATATCTTTTGTAATAGATGATAAATAACTTTGTAGCTTAAAAACTACCAGGCATATTAAAACACATTATACTAAAGGCCAACTGTGAGTTTACTTTAACCATTAACGGAGTTTATATGTCTGAGAATACGACAACAGAATTAGAAAAGCAGAGTTTAGAAGCACACGTAGATCTATGCGCTCTACGCTATGCTAACCTTGACAATCGTTTGAGCACTGTTGAAAATACCCTTAAAGAAATACACACAGATATTAAAAATGGCCAGGCTAGTATGACTAAAGTACTAATTGGTACAGCAGGAACAGTCATTGCAGGATTGCTTTCCACCCTTATTGTAATTATTATGCAGTAACCTTCCGCTCACGATAAATAACTATATGTTATTACGTGAGTTTTTTATTGACCCCGCAGAAGAGATCCTAGAAGAAGGACAAACATGGGCACGTTCTGGAAAGAAAGTTGTGCGCAAGTTCCGTTGTTCTGGAGGGCCTCGCAAGAATCGTGTTGTTGCTAAGATGTCGCAGTGTTTTGCAGCACCTGATATTAAAAAGCGTCAAACACTAAAGAAAACCAAAGCTAGATTAGGCAAAAGAATGATACGCAAAGCCAAGAAGACTAAACGTATTAATCCAGCTAGTAAGCGTGTTCAGTCTCTAAACAAGAGAAGAAGATAATGTTACTACGTGAGCTTATAGAAGGCGTTACTACTATCTTCGGCAAGAGTGGTAACAAAACAGTTCGCAAGTATCGCTGCACAAGTGGCTCACGCAAAGGACGTATTGTTGCAAAGCCGGCAACTTGTAATGCTCCTAAGAATGTTAAAGCATCTAACACTCTAAAGAAAACTAGACGCTCAAAAGGCAAGACGATAAGTATTAAGAGTACACGTACTAAACGTACAAATCCAGCAAGTCAAAAGCTGAGACGATTGAATACTGGACGTAGAAGAATTAAGCCTAGAAATAGAAGAGGTGCAAGAATATGAAAATAAATGAAATAACAACAGCTAAGATTGATAAAGTAAAACCTGGGGTCGAAGCAACTGTTGACAACGGCGACGGCACTAAAACGGTTGTTGATCTTAAAAAGAATCCTAATGCACTTGTCAAAGATCCTGCAACTAAAAAAATTAAACTAAACAAAAAACCACAATCTGGCACTGAAAGCGATCCTGCTAAAACACCTAAACCTGGCGATAGCGTAGAAGTAGAATGAGAATCATAGACATCGTAGATGAGATATACATGACCAATGAAGAGAAAGCTCTTTTGGAAACCATCGACGATGTCCGCCCGCTTGGATCATTTCTAGAGCGCGAACAAACCATTATCAATAATCTAATTCGTAAGAGTATAATAAGTAAAGTACAAACTCATAGTGGAACAATAGTGGTGATACGGAATGACAACTGAAAAAATACTAAATGATCTTGAAGAAATTGTTAACAAAGGACTTGAAGATAGTGCTATCCCTCATCAAAGAGGTAATAGTATTAGAATCAAACACATTGTTATTCGTAAAAGTCCTAAAGGATATTTGATCTACGATGCTAAAGAAAATAAGCAAGTAGTAAGAACTTTTTTCAAAACAACAGCAGTTGCAATTGCAAAGAATCTTGCTCAAGGTAACGATATCACAAAAACTGCAATGGAATTTGATAATGCAATGTTAAAACACTATAATGATGCAGTATTCTATAAACATTGTATTAATAAATCAGAAGACCCTTGTAAGAGAGAAATACGTAGAATACGACTTGACGTAGCGATACAAGAATCACAAAGAGTGCGCAGCCTTTTAGACCGTTATATTTTTTGTTAGTGATAAATATAATATAGAATACCTATCAACAGGAAGAATAAAATGCAAATTAGAGAATTTTCAAAGCCGCTAACGGCAGCAAAACTAAATGAAAGCCTAGCACAACGCTTTGGTTCAAAGATTAACATCGATGCGTTTACTACTGAACAACTACAAGACGCCCGTAACAAATTACGCACCCAAGTATTTAATGTAGAAACAACTGAAAGTTTTGACGCAGTTCAGCAAAAAGGACACACTAAGAACAAATTGTTTCTAGACGTACTTAATGCTGCACTTGCAGAGCGTGATGATGTAAGCATTGCTATTGATGAAGCAATTGAATCACTCAACGAAGGTGAAGAAGACAAAGCAGAACTAGTAATGGCAGCTAAGGACATGGTTGATCGTGTTACTGGTTGGATGGAAGACACTGCTGAAATGCAAACAGAGTCAATGCTAGAACTAGCAGATGCAATCCGTGACGAGATGGGCAGTGAGCAGGCAGAAGCATTTACTGCAAGTGTTAAGCCTGCACTTGAAGCAATGTATGGCGTAATGGAAACAACACGTCAAACACTAACACAAGGTGTTGGAATGTTAACAGGCGAAGCTGAGCCAATGGACACAATGGGTGCAGAAGAGCCAGACATGGACATGGAGCCAACTGTTGACGGTGACGTAGATGCAGACATGGATATGGAAGAGCCAGCAGCAGATGACGAGTTTGGTGCAGCAGATGCAGCAGCAGGCGGCGAAGAGCTAGGCGGACGTGAGAAGCGTGAGTCAGTAGACCATTCAAAAAAAAAGTAAATGAAGCTGTAGATGGTAGCACCATCTACGCTTTACTAAGACAACAAAAAGCGGCCGGTGTGGCCGCTTTATCTATTGCTAAACTAGACAAATACATGCGCAATCAAGGCAAAGGAAACTTTGACTACGAAAGCTTTAAAGCAATGTATGATGCAGACCCTAAAATACAACAGCTAGTAACCAACTTTGACAAAGACAAGATTGAATTTAAACAAAGCGAAGTAGATGATGTTGCAGGAGCAGTACCAGGAAACCCAGGTCGTCCAAGTGACACTGTGGGTAACATGGCTAAGAACGCTACAGACTTAGGCAACGAACTTTAAATAACGGTTGACAAGGCTCCTATTTGGTGTTATTATATACACTAATAGGAGCTTTTTTATGACTGAACGATCGCACGAAGACGTAGTAAAAAACATTACAGAAGTAATGGAACAGTACGTAACCCCAGCAGTAGCACAGCACGGCGGAGAAGTTAACTTTGTTAGCTTTGAAAATGGTACAGTACTTGTAGAATTAAGTGGAGCCTGTAGTGGTTGCGCAGGTAGTACAATGACACTTAAACACGGCATTGAACAAATGATGACAAGTTTAATCCCCGAAGTAAACTCAGTTGAAGGCATTGATGATCCGTTTTCAGATGTAAGTCCTTACTTTATGAATAACGATCCATTTGGGCAAGCAGCGTGGGAAGAGCAGCACCGTCAGGAGGGGTTTAATGAGTCTAATAATCGAGAAGTATAAGTACGAAAAACTAAAGCGTGTTGAAGTAGACGGCAAGCGCCGCTATGCAGCACCAGGTCATCCGCCTGTAGCAAGTGTAACAACCATCCTCAGTGGTACTAAGGATATGTCGCACCTTATTGCTTGGAAGAAACGTGTAGGCGAAGCTAAAGCACAAGAGATTGTAACTGAAGCAAGTGGTGTTGGCACACGCATGCATCATTATCTTGAAACTTATGTCGAAACAGGCGAGTGGCCTACTCCCGGCAGTAATCCTTATGCACAGCAAGCACACTCAATGGCATGTGTAATACGTGACGAAGCAATGGTACACGTTGATGAAATTTGGGGCAGCGAAGTTCCGCTTTATGTTCCTGGTATCTTTGCAGGCACTACTGACCTTGTAGGTCAGTACAAAGGCAACCCCTGCATCATGGACTTTAAGCAGACGAACAAGCCAAAGAAGCCTGAGTGGGTAGAAGACTACTATCTACAGCTAACAGCATATGCACTAGGACACAACGAAGTACACGGTACGGATATCCGCGAAGGACACATCTTTATGTGCAGTCGTGCAGGCGAATATCAGCAGTTTGATCTATGGCCGGACGAGTTTGCAGAGTGGGAACAAGAATGGTGGAATCGCTGCCGCCAGTATTATGAGAAGCACGGATAAATACTACTACAATAACGTAGGAGTATTAGTATGGCCGTAGTTTCCATCAGCAGAATTCAAGTTCGTAGAGGACAAAAGAACATAGGATCAGGATTACCGCAATTAGCAAGTGGTGAGTTTGGTTGGGCAGTTGATACACAAGAGCTTTACATCGGCAACGGAAGCGTAGCAGAAGGATCACCTTTTGTAGGCAATACAAAATTACTAAGTGAGCATGACAATTTATTCGAATTTGCTAACACTTATACATACAAAAATAATTTAAACGTACAAACTGGCGATTCTCCTAACAATCCTGTTCTTCGTACACTACAAGCGAGACTAGACGACAGAGTAAGCATCCGTTCTTTTGGTGCTAACGGTGACGGTACCGATCAAACAGCAGCATTACAACGTGCAGTTGATCAGCTTTATCTAAATGCTAGTAACAAAGGTACAACAAATGCAAGAGTTGAACTTATACTAGAACCAGGCGAGTATAATATAACTAGTACAATTTATTTGCCTCCTTTTGCAACCATTCGTGGTGCAGGCGCAGACAAAACTATTATTAACTCAGGTGCATTTGCTGCATTTCAAACAGTAAACGAAACAAGTACACCGGGTGCTTATGCTAATGATTCTACTAGTACTACACTAAATCAACCTAGAAATATACACATATCAGGACTAACTATTAAAAGTACTGGCGGATCTGGTCTGTCTTTAGTAAGTTGCAAGGACAGCGTATTTAAAGATATTATTCTAGAAGGATCATATGAATTTAGTGATGTCGTTGGCAATAATGGTATACTAATGACAAGTTTGAGTACAGCAGTTAGTTCAAACAATAATACTTTTGACAATGTCGCTATAAAAGAGTTTTTTATTGCGGTTAAAAGTGATAACGATATTAAAGACAACACATGGATTAGGTGTACATTTGATACAGCATATCAAGGGTTTGCACTAGGAGTAAACACAATATTAGGTACTAGCGGAATGCTTACAGGACCAATTAATAACACAGTGATTGATAGTAAGTTTGATAACATTTATACAAACGCAATTAATATTCAAAGCGGTACAGATAATAGTAGTAAAAATAATAAATTTTATAATATAGGCAACGAAGGCGGCGCCGCAAGTCTAGCAACGCATGCAGTAATTTTATTCAATAGTTTTAAAAATTCAAGTGATGGCGATTGGTTCCAACGCAGTGAAGAACTAGGGTACGATGAAACATACAAAAACGGTGTAGTCTATCATCCAGAAGTACAAGGACCTACTATTACTGATTTTGATACTACGCACAAATTAACAATTGGTCAGTCAGGTGAGTATTCTAAACTATTTAGGTTACCAGCTGACACTGCAAAAGGCTATGAAATAGATTACATTTATAAAAGCAGCATTGCAGGGACACGCACAGGCACAATAACTCTTGTAGTTGATCCTGATAACGACACGTACAATATTTCAGATGAGTACGACTTTACGGGCAATATGTCCGATGCAGAAAAATTAAAGTTTACTGCACAAAATTATGACGAAGATGGCAATACAGTGGTTGACACAGTGGCTATCATGATGTTAAACTTAACTAGTAGTGATAATGCTACAATGTATTATAAAGTGAAAACTAAGTCGTAATAAATGTTTGAAAAAAAATACGAAGACAGATTAATATTCTGGCGTAACTTTCGCGCCGGTTTAGAAACTGCGGCAGATCCTATACAGGAAGTAATTGACTTCTACAGCCAAGCACCTAAATGTGTGTTTGCTGCTGATCCGTATGATTCAACTACGTGGCCAAATCCGTGGGAATTATTAGAGGAAAATAATTATTGTTCCTTTGTAAAGATTCTTGCAATTTGTTACACCTTGCAGTTAACTGATGTTTTATCCCAAGCATCGTATGAGATACATATTACACGAGACAATGAAAATTCACAAACATATTATCTATTATATGTAAATGACAATGTAATCGGATTCAATGGAGACACACATGTACACAGAAGCAATTTGCCGGCCAATTTACATTCTGAACTTGTACATACTGTGCCTCTACAACACTAAATATCTTACAAATTAAATGTACATAGAGGAAAAAGAATGATTCAAGTTACCAAGCGTGATGGCTCTAAGGAACCATTAGATATCGAGAAGTTACACAAAGTAGTATTTTATGCTTGTGAAGATATTACCGGAGTTAGCCCAAGCGAGGTAGAAATTAAAAGTCAGATCCAGTTTTATAACGGAATGACTACTAAAGAAATCCAAGAAACACTTATTAAAGCCGCAGCTGATCTTATTACAGAAGAGACTCCTAACTATCAATATGTAGGCGGCAGATTAATCAATTATGCATTGCGCAAAGAAGTGTATGGTAATTACGATCCTTTTTCTGTTAAAGAATTAGTTGAACGCAATACTGATAATGGATTCTATGATACAGAGTTAGTTACAAAATATACCGACGACGAATGGGAAAAGATCAATAACTTTGTTAAACACGAGCGTGACGAGAATCTAACCTACGTTGCTATGGAGCAGTTACGCGGCAAGTATCTAGTACAAAATAGAGTAAGTGGCGAAATCTTTGAAACGCCGCAGATGTGTTACATTCTTATTGCAGCAAGTCTTTTCCAAGACTATCCAGTTGAGACTCGTTTGCAATGGATTAAAGAATATTACGATGCTATCAGTTTGCACGATATTAGTTTGCCTACTCCTGTTATGGCAGGTGTACGTACACCGCAACGACAGTTTAGTTCGTGTGTGCTTATTGAAACAGATGATAGTTTAGACAGCATCAATGCTACAGCAGCTAGTGTTGTAAAGTATGTTTCACAAAAAGCAGGCATTGGTATCGGCGGTGGCAGTATTCGTGCTATTGGTTCGCCAATCCGCAAAGGCGATGCATATCACACAGGCATTATTCCTTTCTACAAGCACTTCCAATCAGCAGTTAAATCTTGTTCGCAAGGTGGTGTACGTGGCGGAGCAGCTACGATTTACTATCCAATTTGGCATCTTGAAGTTGAAGACATGCTAGTACTAAAGAACAATAAAGGTACAGAAGAAAATCGTGTGCGTCATATGGATTATGGTGTGCAGTTTAATAAACTGATGTATGAAAGACTAGTAACAGGCGGCGATATAACTCTTTTCTCGCCTGCTGATGTACCAGGTTTGTATGAAGCGTTTTTTGCAGATCAAGATAAGTTCCGTGAACTATACGAAACAGCAGAGCGTAATACAAAACTACGTAAAAAGACAATCAAAGCAAGCGACTTGTTTAGTGCGTTTATGGAAGAGCGTAAGAACACAGGACGTATCTACTTGCAGAACGTAGACAATGCAAACGAGCACGGAAGCTTTATTCCTGAGCTAGCACCTATTAGACAATCAAACCTATGTGCAGAAATTACATTGCCTACTAAGCCACTGACTGACTTAAACGATCCAGAAGGTGAAATCAGCCTATGCACTCTAAGTGCAATCAACTGGGGTAACATTCGTACTCCAGCAGACTTTGAAAGGGTCTGCAAGCTAGCTGTAAGGGGGTTAGATGCGCTGTTAAGCTATCAGAACTATCCTATACTAGCAGCACAACTAAGCACTGAAAAGCGCCGTCCGTTGGGCGTAGGCATCATTAACTTCGCATACTGGTTAGCCAAACATGACCTAGACTATCAGAACATTGACAGCGAAGGACTTGCACTTGTAGACGAGTGGGCAGAAGCATGGTCGTACTACTTGATCAAAGCCTCAGCAGATCTTGCAGTAGAACAAGGTGCAATTTCTGGTAACATGGAAACAAAGTATGGACACGGTATTACACCTAACCAAACATATAAGAAAGACCTAGATGAACTGATTCCGCATGTAGAACGTCAAGACTGGGCAGGACTACGTGAACAACTTAAAGCCACAGGCATTCGCAACTCAACACTAATGGCACTAATGCCAAGTGAAACAAGTGCGCAGATTGCAAATGCAACTAACGGTATTGAGCCACCACGTTCGCTTATCTCAATCAAGCAAAGCAAGCACGGTGTACTCAAGCAAGTTGTTCCAGAGTTCAAACGTCTTAAAAATAAGTATGACCTACTATGGGATCACAAGTCACCAGAAGGTTATTTAAAAATTATGGCTGTACTACAGAAATATATCGATCAAGGTATTAGTGTAAACACCAGCTACAATCCAGCGTACTATGAAGACGAAAAGATTCCTATGAGTACAATGCTGCAACATCTTTTGATGTTCTATAAACTAGGCGGCAAGCAATTGTATTACTTTAACACTAATGACGGACAAGGCGAAATTGATGTAAGTAAAATGATGGGCGAAGAAGCATTGCCAGAGCTTGAACAAACTTTGGACAGTGATGAAGCTTGCGAAAGCTGCACCATCTAAATAATACTTGACATGCCCTTAGGGGCATGTTACACTATATTACAGCTACACATATACACAAGGGTAAGAGATACATGAGCGTTTTTAATACTGCAAACAAAGCAGACCACACTAAGGTATTAGCATTTTTAGATCCAACAGGTGGACCTACAATTCAGCGTTATGATACACTAAAGTACAAAAGTTTTGACGGGCTTACAGACAAGCAATTAGGATTTTTCTGGCGCCCAGAAGAAGTTGATATCTATCAGGATGCTAAAGACTTTAAGGCTCTTAGTGAACACGAGCGTCACATCTTTACAAGTAACTTGAAGCGTCAGATCCTACTAGACAGTGTACAGGGCCGTGCACCAGTAGAAGCATTTGCTCCTATTGTGAGTTTGCCAGAGATTGAGAACTGGATCCAAACATGGACGTTTTCAGAAACAATTCACTCACGTAGTTACACACATATTATCCGTAATGTGTACAGCAATCCTAGCAAAATCTTTGACGAGATGATGGACATCGAAGAGATTGCAGATTGTGCTGGAGACATTAGTAAGTACTACGATGATCTCATTGAAATGAGCAGTTGGTACAACTTGCTAGGAGTAGGCACACACACTGTTAATGGCAAGAAGGTTGTAGTCGATCTTTATGAATTAAAGAAACTACTGTGGCTTACACTAATGAGTGTTAATATTCTTGAAGGTGTACGGTTCTATGTAAGCTTTGCATGTAGTTGGGCATTTGCTGAAACAAAGAAAATGGAAGGCAATGCCAAAATTATTAAATTGATTGCTCGTGACGAAAACTTACACTTGGCAAGTACTCAAATGTTGCTCAAGACACTTAAAAAAGATGATCCAGATTATCTAAAGATTGCAGAAGAAACAGAAGAAGCATGCATCAAAATGTTTGTAGAGGCAGTTGATCAAGAAAAGGCATGGGCAGATTACTTGTTCAAAGACGGATCAATGATTGGACTCAACACAGAACTACTAAGCAGCTATATTGAATTTATTTGCACTCGTCGAATGACTAATGTAAATCTAAAGAGTCCTTATAGTGTAAAAAACAATCCGTTGCCGTGGACACAAAAATGGATTAGTGGTAGCGAAGTACAAGTTGCTCCGCAAGAAACAGAGATTACATCATATGTTAGTGGTGGCACTAAACAGGATGTAAGCACAGATACATTTAAAGGATTTAGTTTATGATTGAAATTTATGGTAAACCAGCATGTCCGCATTGTGATCAAGCAAAGCGGATTTGCGAACAACGCGAGTTAAAATACAAATATTATCAACTTGACACAGACTTTACTCGTGAGGAAGTATTAGAGATGTTCCCCGGAGCACGTACCTTCCCACAGATTAAAGTTAACGGAACATCAATAGGTGGTAAGGATCAGTTAGGTACTTACTTAGAAGAAACAGGCTATAACGGAACAGGACACACACTATAATGCTAATCGAAACTCCATACAAAGTGGGCGATAACGTCTCATTCAAACTAAGCTCAGGTGAAGAAATTATCGGTAGACTAGAAGCCGAAGACTCTAACGGCTACACAGTACACAAACCAATGGTACTTATTGCACAGCAACAAGGACTAGGGCTCGCTCCATTTATGTTTAGTGTATCACCTGATGCAAAGTTTGTACTGCAATCAACCGCAGTAAGTTGTGTTGCCAAGACCGAAGCAGAAATTAGCAAACAATATACTTCGCAGACCAGCGGCATTCAGATGGTATAATTTCTCGGCTAAATATACTAGTATAATACGAGGAATATAAATGTCAATAGCTGGCGCAAATATATTTGAAGAATCAACAACAGAAGGTGTAGGTCAAACTACAGTTAACCACCCGGATGTTGATACTGGTCCGGGCAGTAGTCCATCAGACCATGTTCACATTGATTATGATCTTGCTCACAAAGCATGTCTAGCAGAAATAGCAAGTTTGTTTGAAGATATTCAAGCAGACTTGCGTATTATTACAGACAGGGGCGATACTAGAGCAAAGGGTATCTATACACGTCAAGCAGACACAGTTGTACCTAATCCAGCTAACATAGCGGCAGCAGCCGCACAGTATGTCAACCTACAAGATTCGGGTATGTTAGACATGATTAATGCTGAAGTTGGTAATCCAACTAACTTAGGCAATACCAGTGCTGCAAATTATAACGCAATACGAAATTCAAATACTAGCTCTGGCGGATTTAGAGGCGGCAGCAATGCTACTGCACAAAGTGCTGGCTACGGCGGCGGCGCATCAACTGCTATTGTAGGCGAAGACGGCACAACATACTATGAAGGCACAGTGCCACTAGACCAAGTTACTACTGCATCTGGAACAGGTGTAGGAAATGTTACCTATGCTATGGCCGGCAGCAGATCTTTACCAATTCAGTCTGAACTGTTTAACATACTACAAACAGCTGGAGCAGCAGCAGGTGTTGATGTTGTAATCACAAGCGGCGGGCAAGTTCCTGCTAATGAAGGCGGTGTTGACGGACGTAATCGTACAGGATCAAATAGACATGACAAAGGCTATGCTGCTGATGTAAGAGTATTAGACGGTGACGGCACTAGACTGTATACCAACAATCCTGCTCAACTTGCAATTATGTTAAAGTTTGCAGAAGAATGTCGAAATGCAGGCGCGACTGGTATAGGCATGGGTAATGGTTATATGAGCAATGGTAACGTACACGTAGATATTGCATGGAGAGGTCAGCAAGCAGGAGCAATTACTGGTATACTTTCAAACAGATATTGGGGCGGTGGCTCATCAACTGGAACACGTACATCAACAGCAAATGCCCCGCAATACCTAGCATCATTAATGTCACCGAGGGATAACACAGCATAATGGCAGATCCATATCAACATTTAGACATGACTCCGGAATACAACCGGATCATAACAGCACTAACAGGTATACGTGACGACATTAGATTGTTGCGTACACTACAAGAAGATCCAGAGTCAGGTATCGTAACTAACGGAGTACTCAACGACTTCCAAAGAGCAGTACTAGCAGTTAGTATGAGTAGCGCAGGCAGTAACACTGCGGCAGCAGTCGCGGCAGCAGTCGATGCAGGCACAGTAAGTGCTAACGGCGGCGGAGTTGCAGCCCCTAGCGGAGATAGTAATGCAGACTTAGATACAGAAAGAGCAACAATTTTAGCAGCACTTGGCCAAGATCCTGCAACACTAAAAGTACTAATGAGAGAAGAAGGATTTTACTATTGGGAAGCAGAACCAGCTGCTGGACCTGATGATGGGTTACGTGGCTCTGTACCACAAGTAACTCCGTTTGCTAAAGGTGAATTGTTAGGATTTGACAATGAAGTAACTGGCCAAATAACAGTAGGTTCTCCAAGTGGACCGCCTGATCAAATTCCAAATCCAAGCAGACCAAGAAAGCGTTGGCCGGTTGCAAGACCTGAAGGTGCAACAGCATCACAAATTGCTAATCCAAATGCAGATTTAGTTGATCCAGCAACAGGACAGGTAGTTGCACGTTCACCAGAAGAACAATCAGCAGCAAACACAAGTAGTGATACGCCACTGCCCGCAGTAGATTATAGTAGCGAAGGTCCACAATAATGCCAAAAATACATAGAGTAGGTGATACTGACAGCGGCGGAGATGCAGCAATTGGCGGATCAGAAAATGTTTTTGCAAACGGCGGACCAACACTAGGAGGCGGTGTTGCAGACGCACTCGGCCTTGAGGATACTGTAGGTATCGATGATGCACAAGCAAGAGCAATACTTTCAGGAAGAGCAGCTGAATTAGCAGCAGGAAATGATCCTGACACTAATGAAGCACTAGAATCTTTCGGTGGCGGCACACCAGGTGGTACAAGTCCTGTAACAGGACAAGACGGAGCAGTAGGTGCACCCGGAAGTGACACAGCTACTGGTGCAGATGCTACGGAAGATTCTACTATACCTCGCCCAACTTCTGAATGGATTAATGTACAGTCTCATGTAAACCCTAGAGTGCTGCCGCAGGTTTGGACTAATTTAGAAACATTAGCACAAAGCCTAGGAAGAGTAATCACACTTAATAGCGCATATAGAACTCCAGCTTATAATGCTAGTGTCGGCGGCGCAAGGAATAGTATGCATGTTCAGCGCAAAGCAGTTGATATACAATGGGGAACATCTAGCGTACAGGGCAGAGTCGATATGATACAAAAGATAATTGATGCAGGATTTACAGGTATAGGCTGTTATAATAGCTTTGTGCACGTTGATATTGGAGCCAAGCGTCAATGGGGACCTAACGGAAGTCGAACTGGACAATTTGCTCAGTACAAGCCTGTATTACAAGCTAATGGATATGCACTATAATATCGGTTGACAACTTTCTCTTAGTATGTTATTATAATATATAATATGAAACTAGGCATGAAAGAGGCGATATGAAATACAACGATAAAGTAATACTTACAGACGCAGACGGCGTGATTTTGAATTGGGAATATGCATTCTGCTGTTATTTAGAACAGCGTGGACACACCCAAATTGAAAACGGCAATTGGGAATACGACATTGCCACACGCTTTGGTATCTCTCATGATGAAGCAATCAAACATGTAATTACATTTAACGAAAGTGCTGCAATGGGATTTCTCCCTGCACTGCGTGATGCAATGTTTTATGTTAAACGATTGCACGAAGAACATGGTTATGTATTCCGTTGTATTACAAGTATGAGTACTGACGCTAATGCTAAAAAGCTACGTCAAATGAACTTAGAAAAGTTGTTTGGAAAAACAGCTTTCGAAGAACTAGTTTGCTTGGACACAGGTGCTCCGAAAGATGATGCACTTGCTCCTTACAAAGATTCAGGGTTGTACTGGATTGAAGACAAACTAGAAAACGCAGAGTGCGGTTTGGACTTGGGTCTAAAGCCAATCTTAGTTGAACACGGGTTCAACATGAACGACAAACTCCGTCCGGGTATTACTAAAGTAACCAACTGGAGGGAAATTTATGAACATATTACAGGAGAAAAAATATGAGCGATAAAACACAACATGAACAAATTGTAGAAGCATTCAATGCTTACCTTGCTGAACACGAAGCTTGGGAAACCAAGAACGTTAAAGCAGCAGCAACACGAGCACGTGGCGCACTAGGTGATCTAGGCAAACTAACAAAGTCTCGCCGCGCTGAGATCCAAGAACGTAAAAATAACATGTAATGTGGACAGTNTGGGCTAANGCCTTAGGGAGTAAGGCCTTNNACGAAGATNANAAGGCTGACAAAGTTGCTTTGATTAGAACTGCTATAGTTTTATTTGAAGTGCTTGTTGGCCTTTTTATTATACTAAATGCAATAGCAAATCACGGATGGGGACTGATAGGACTATGAATCCAACACCAAGACAAACTGATGAAGAATCAACAAAAGCAGTAGAAGAATTTTTAGCCAACGGCGGCAAGATTACACATTGTGAACCGTTCGCTCGAACAGAAAACTTAGAAGTTAGAGGCGGCTTCTACGGACGCAAGCCAAAGAAAAAAGAAGAAGAATGAACGTAGAAGAAGGCGACAAAGCCGTTATAGTTTTTAGTATTAATCCTAAGAACGTTGGACGAGTTGTTAATGTAGCAGAATACATCGGCAAGTTCAAAGAAGGCGAACAATTTGAAGCATACGGAATGACTTGTACTTGTGCAGTTCACGATCACTATTGGTGGATCGAAGCAGATGATCTAAACATTCAATTAGGTCCATCACCCAAGGCATACATTGCTGACAGTTGGCTACGCAAACTTGTAGATCCTAATAAAAAAGTATCAACTAAAACAGAAAAAGAACTTGACATCCATATGTAATGGGTGTATAAATAGTATTGTAATGTTGAAACTTTAGCAACGACGGACAAGACCCCGGGGCGGTACCGGGCGACTCCACCAAGTGTACATTTGTTGAGTGTATAGTTGTTGGGGTCGAAATAGGATAGATTGACGTAAGAGAGAAAGTGGAGTTACCGGGATGTAAGCGCCGTTACCGCGAACAAACTTAATAATTGCAAACGCGAATTATTCATTAGCAGCCTAAGGGCTCTACGAGGTAGTTAGACCTTGTTACCAAACATAGCACTAAGAGTGTTGCAGAGATGTAACACTCTTTTTTATTATTCTGCAAATCAGCTAAAATTCGCTCACGACTAGGTAAAAATCAGTATTATCTAGGTAATTAATATTACAGTGAGCGCAATGTTCACAGAGTACTAAAAATAAAAACAATCAGAAGGACTTTCTAAAATGCGTACAATCGTACTAGCAACAGTAGCCGCTATGGCTGCAACATCTGCGTTCGCAGAAACAGTAACAAAAACACAGACTCCAGTAATGGGTCCAATTATCTCAGGCGAAGTGTCACTTGACTTTGCTGAAACAGCAAACGACAAGTTTGGTGGAACAATGAATCTAGACCTAGGTGTAGATATGGGTGGATTGGCAACAGTCGATCTAGACTTTGTTGCAACAGACGGCAATGCAGTAACACTAGACACATGGGCAGTTGGCACAACTGTAGCAGGCTTAGGTGTTGCATTTGGTGATGACCTAGGCGTAATGCCAGGCGCAAAAGGTGAGCAAACACTAGCAGCACCAACAATGGCAGAAGCAGTACAAGTGACTGTAGGTGATGCAGTAGTTGCAGTAGGTCTTACAGACTGGACAACAGATGTAACAGACGTAAGCAACATTCAAGGCGCTTACACATTGAACGTAGCAAACCTAGATGTAACAGCAGCAGCTGACTACAACCTAGACAGTGAAAACACAGTACTAGGTGCAGGCGTAGATGGACTAGACGTAGGCCTAGCATCACTAGGCGGCGCAATGACTTACGATGTAGATGGTGAAACATTTGGTTTTGAAACTGTAGCAACCGCAGGTGGCTTAACAGCATACCTAAACGGTGACGACACAGATGCACTACAAAACATCGGTGGTGAGTATGAAGTAAATGTAAATGGTGCAACATTTACAGCAGGTGCTAACTACAACGTCGACACAGAAGACTTTGCTCCAACAGCAGGTCTAAGTTTCAATTTCTAAGTTAAACTAATATAAATTACGGCACCAAGGGGCGTTTCGGCGCCCCTTTATTCTTAACTAAATAATATGGGTACGTTATTTAGACCGGAGAATTATAAAATGTGGAAATGGATAGGATATATCACAGCAGTCTTGCCTTTGATTGGGGTGTTGTACGGAGGTCTTAGAATCGTCAGTGATCTACAAACTTCGCTTGAACAGTCTATACAGACATCAGCAGATGCTCACGCAAGGATAGATTCTATTGCACAATCCCAAAAAGACATCAACAATCAACTATTAGATTTACAGTCAATCAGTGCTGAAGTAAACGGAATTGTAGGATCATTAGAGCGTCAGAAAAATGACTCAGTCACACGTGGTCAGTTGGACACATTAAGAGATCAACTCTACTCACTGAGAGACACACTTGAACAGATGCGTAACATGTCAAACAAAGTTTCAGATATCTACAGCAGACTTGACAAGATAGAACGTGAAGTTAACAACACACAGATAGATGATGATAANCGCATCCACAATGCCTTGAAGGACATTGAAGAAATATTTAGACGGTTAGATAGAGCTAATATTGATTAGGCAAACACAACACTAAAAGGTCGATTTGTGCGGCCTTTTTTTATGACTAAATAATACGGGCATATAATTTAGAGGGAGTACAATATGACACAGAATGAATATGACGTAACTGTCATTAAAGTAGTTGACGGCGATACAGTAGACGTTGATATTG